TTAAATCTTTGCTTATCTTTTGCTGTTCGTTTAAAAGCTTAGTATATTCATTAGTATAACTAGCAATACTATTTCGTGCAAAATTTAATTGAGTTTCTAAATTGGCTAGTCTGGGAATGTCTCTTTTGTCCTCTGGTTTTTCGTATTCTTTGTCTACTAATTTTTGTAGCTTCTCGGTTTCGGCAATATGGCGCTTACGCTCTTTCATGCTACGATTAATTAATATATCAATAGTGATAAACTGTTTAATTTGAAGTTCTTCCGCGGGTAAAACGTCCTCTCGGAATTGTTTAATTAGGCCAACCCACGTATCCTCAAAATACTGTAACTCGCCCGTTTCCTCATCAAACTGCCTCACCACCTCGTTCCAAAAAGTTTTGCTGCGTAACTTGCGCTTAAGAATCTCGTTTTCGCTCTTGTCATCTAAACTATACAATTGATTCTCATCAATATATCGTTTGATTGGATCCACATTGCGATTAAGTTGATCCGCAATATCTTCTATACTTAATATGTTAATATTTTCAGTGATGAATTTTTCTTCATCTAAACTAAGTTGTCCGCGTTTTTTAGCCATGATCACTTATTATTTGTTTGAGTTTAATAGATAGTTTATCCATATCGCTTTTGCTAACTTTGGCGCCCCCTTTGACTCTTAAGTAAATTATGCGATCTTCACCAGTAAGATGAGTTTCGCATAGTTCTAGTATTTCATTAGTAGCAATATTATTAAATAATAAACTATCATCGCTACTAAAAACGTTACCATAATCTTTAACTTCGTCTATTGTGGTAAGATGCATAAGGTTCTTCTTGGTACTATTTCTGTTAATCCAAGATGAGTATAGAGTACAATCATCTTTGTTAGAGTATTGTTCGCAAGCGCTAGTGCTTTTTTTGAGGTGAGGGTCGTAAAATGGACAACTCAAACATGGTTTGTCTGGCCTTTGATAGTTGTCTCTTTTATAGTTAAACAACCGATTACGAACATGGGTCCATAAGAAATTTTCTAGGGGCCTTTTGCTGTCGTAATTTTTTAATCCTTCCAGAGCAAAAATACTGATCTGCTGTTTCATATCATCAAAGTCGTGATATCCAAATTTAAATTTATATGCTAATTTTTTTGCTATTATATCAACGATATTAAGAAATTCAGCTTCATCAACTTTCTTGTTTTGAGCTATTGTTTTCTTCGTTTTCTTTTTCATCTAGTAATTCTGCTATTGTTTTGGTGGGTTGTGCTTTTAGATCGTCTTCTATATTTAGATTTTGTTTAGCAGTAACGTGTAGTGTGCTGGGTGAAATGTTGTCAATATTCATAAAAACCTCTTGCGTTAAAGGGACCAAAGTATACTATATAATATGTTTCGTACACTTTTTGTCAAAAAAGGAAGGTTTTATGGCCACATATAAAAGATGGAATGATGCTGAGCTTCAGTATATCAAAGACAACTTGGCTCTATTTAGTGATGGTGAGTTAGCAACTAAGCTTAGTGAAATGACGGGAGAAACCGTTACTTATGGTATGATTCGCCGTCAACGTCGTAAGTTGGGCGTTAGCAAACCACGAGGCCGACGCAAGAAAAGTCAGGGATCATTATGATGAAACTATGCGGATTAGCCGTTTTATTAATGTGTGGTATGGGAGCAGACTGGAGTGTTTATTACAATAATCCACCAGTTCCGGTGTTAGTTCAACCACCAGCGGTTGTGACTCATCCGTACTATACTCTAAATTATGTTCCGATAGTTAAGCAGGAGATTGTGATGGTGCCTGTGGTGCAGCAAGGAGTGGTCTATGGGTATTATTATGATACTAGGTGGGTTCCTCAGCCAGCTCCTTGGGGATCTGATCCTTATGTTCAATGGTTAAGATGCAAGCAGTATAGATACTGAAAAGCAAGATAATAGTTTCACGATGAAAAGAGGCAAGGGTCATGGTGGCTCTTGCCTTTTTTATTTGGGGAAAGTGGCTATTAAACTGGTCAATTATATATGGTTGGCTTGTTGAGTATGGACCACCGGGCGTTTTTCAGAAAAATCTCGCATTATATACGGAAAACAAAAAAACCCCCTCTTATCCTAACTCATTGCTCTATGGATACTTAGGATATTTGGGATCCGCAAAATCGCACGTAAGTACTTATGCTGTAAGACTTTACGACGAGTTTTTCTCGAATTGTTAGGATTGCGTTAGATTTTCATGAATACTAACTGTCCACTGAGCCGGCAAAAAATTCTTATTGATATAAACTATTGAAAAATAATGACTTAGAAAAATCTGAAAATATTTTTAAGAAGCCTATTGACTTTGGACGATCATATTGGTATAATTAAGTATCAAAGGAAAAGAGAAGAAAAGGAAAGAAAAATGATCTTCAACACGATGCAAGAAGTTTTAGACTATATCGCAGATAATCAGCCTGAGAATCTGGATGGACACTACGCTTCGGGCGAGTTGTTCGATATGCTTCGCAATCATGCAGAGAATGCCCGTAAGGATTGGTGGCCTTCTTGCAAGTATTTTGGATACATGGAAGAATACGATATGGGTGAAGGTGAATCGATGGAAATCGACGAAACCGGAAAGATCATTAATTCTAGCGTATACTTCTGAACAGTATTGACAATCTAAAAATATCTGGTATAATTCAGACATAAGAAAGAGAGAAAGAAAAATGACCTACTTTGCTGAAATCGTGGATCACTGGGAAGAAGAATTGGATATTCTTGGCCCGTTTAAGAGTGAAGAAGAAGCACACAATGCCGCTTATGAGAAGTGGGATGGTGATGCTAATCTTGCGGAAATTCGAATCATTAAGAGGCTTCCCGCTTTATCTAACTGAACAGGCGTTCATTGGTATACAAAAAACTCGACGTAAACCCTTGTGGGATAAGGAGTTACGACGAATTTTCGCCCGCAAATTTGACGTAAGTACTTGCTAAGTAACGACTTACGATCAGTGTTTTGATGCTTATTGCCCATCTTAACACACAGCAAATATCATGCCAATCGCAAACAAAAACGCTAAAAGTTTTGTCAAAATCTCTTGACATAAAAATTACGATTTTTCTCTTGAACATTCAAGCCGGCATGGTATAATACCGATATAACAAGTAAGAGAAGAAAGAGAGAATGAAAATGGAAAGCATGATGAAAAAGTTTCTGGATACTAAGGCTCAGATTTGGGGCGATGAGTCCCACGCCTGTACGATTGTTTACGAAGTTTCTACGAAAAAGTTTCGTGCGGAAACTGAGTGTGATTCGCGGATTCTGAACGAGAAGAACTACGAAAGAGTTCTCAATGATATGTTCTACGATTACTGTGTGGAAAACGCTTCTTATATGGGCGTCTCCTGAGACAAACGTACAGTATTGACCACCTAAAAATCTTTGGTATAATATAAAGAAAGAAAGAGAGAAAAAGATGATTACAGAAGTTTTCAAGAATGGTAAAACGATTGGGTTTGTGGTGGGTAAGGATAGACTTTCTTCGGCCAGTATGGTAGCAAAGGCTTTCCCTCAAGTGGATAAGGTTGAGACTGTTCGTGACTTACCTAAGCATGATCCAAGATGCAAAAAGATTGCAGATAACGTATATGCCTGGGTAAACTAGGCAACTTACGCACTTTCCTCTAAAAAACTCGACGTAAACCCTTGGTACGTAAGGACTTAGGACGAATTTTGCGGCGAAAATTTGACGTAACTCCTTATGCTGCAACGACTTACGACGACTTTTTTGGGCATGATTCTTGCAATTAGCAAATACTGTGCCAAACATACTCAAAATAATGAAAAGTTTTGTCAAAATCTCTTGACATAAAAATTCCTATTTTTCTCTTGTAATTTCAAGAAAGCATGGTATAATGTCGATATAAGAAAAAGAGAAAGAAAGAGAGAAAGAAAAATGGAAAACCTTATCGTTCTGAATACTGTGGCTGAGTTGACCGAGTTCCTCAACAATACTTCTCTCGATACTCTAGTGAATAGGGTTGCTTTTGCTAGCGATCTTCTGGAAAAGGTTCGCGAGAACGAATTCAATCAGATCAACATAGATGAGGAAATCGGATTTATGGATGATGGGGGTTGGATTGAAATTGACGAAATGGGCTATGTTGTGGATGATGCTTATCTCCCCTAAGTTATCTAACAATCCTAAACCCTAAACAGAAAGAAGAAAGAAATGTATCCGATTATCCGAAATGCAAAACGACAAGCCCGAATGATTTTCTTGGGGATCGCAATCCCGACCGAAGTGAAAAACATAGACGGTGAAAATATACAGGTTGAGAAGGTTATCAAATTCAATCGAACCGCTCTAAAGAATATAGGCAAGCGTAAGGTAGAGAAGAATGATCCTCGTTTCGTAGGGGGTGGTGATCATATGATCATACGCGTGGGAAAGCCGGGCTCATCTGAGCGTGTACAGGCTCTCTCATCTCAATATGCTGCAATTCTTGCAAGTGGAGAAGAAATATCCCCCTTCGCAGAGGGGTAGTAGGTGAACCAACGTACACTACTGTACAAAAACTCGCCGTAAACCCTTGCTACGTAAGGAGTTACAGCGAATTTTCGCCCGCAAATTTGACGTAAGTGCTTGTGGCATAACGACTTACATCAACCTTCTTGTGGTGCTGAAATTTTAGGCACACTATATATGGTGTAGTGCAAAATGCTACACTATGCAATATCTCGGCCCAAAACACGACGCAAAATGCTACAGCGCTGTAGCAAAATGCTACGCTCAATATCTAGGCACAAAAAGTAGCATAGCGTTTTTCCCGAAGAAAACACACAAAAAATATTTTTCGGTTTGGCACAGAAAGTGCATTTATATATGGTATAAGAAAGAGAGAGTGTAAGATGGAAAAGATGATTTTTTACGTTTCGGACTGCTGTGGTGTTGAGGGTAACCCTGATTATCAGGTCTGCTCATGCTGTGGTGAACATTGTGAGATTGTGACTGATGATAGTCTGGTTTCCGATTATATCCCCGGTTATGATGATGGTGAGGCTGTCTAGTCTTGCCTAGTCGGGGTTTGACGCGTCTCAGCCGAACTAGTCGGCTCGCAGTCGTAGCATAGTCAGCGAGTTAGTCGAGCGTCTCAGCCGAACTAGTCGGCTCGCAGCCGTAGCATAGTCAGCGAGTTAGTCAGACTAAAGTGTGAGCAGTTGACAAGCCGATATTAGTAGTGTAGAATCGTGATATGAGAAAGAAAGAGGAAAAGAAGATGACTTTGGAAGTTTATCAGAATGGTTTGGCTGTTGGTTTCGTGCAGGCTAAAAACAAACTGCAAGCCTATGATCTGGTAAGAAAGTATTTTCCAGATTGCTCTAATGTTCGCACTGGACATTTGCCGATCTCTGATGTAAGATGCGTAAAGGTGAACGATAACGTCTATACTTGGAACCTTACCAAATGAGTCCTGAACTAATCGCTATGGCTTGCCTGTTTGTGGTGGGTATTATTATCATGGGATTGGTTTGTGCTGTGCTTGCTATTGGGGATACCATCTGCAAGAAAATAGCCAAAAAGGAATTGAATGATGCAGGATTTGAATCTGATGGGTTTATCCATACAGATGAGGATGGTACTAAGTGGCTTGTGGGATATAAAAAGGATTAAAGAAAGGAATCACGGATGGTCGATATTAATATAGATTGGATGTGGATGGGTGTGGGATTTGTTATTGGCATTAGTTGTGCTTGGCTTGTTTCTGACTTGGTTTTTCCTATAAAGGATAAGAAATGAATCTTTACGATAAGGTAGTGCTTTCTGTTTCTTTTGCTTTTGGTTGTGTGGTTGCTTGGGTAATTAATTCTTAACCTAAGTGGTTGACATATAAAGACTTAGGGTGAGCCGGCGCCGCCCGATTTGCCGTAAGTTGTTTGATACCAACACTTTACGAGCAATTTCTCACGATACCATCTGTCCACTGCGATACCTAAACGAAGCGGGTCGATGCAACATCGGGCCAAATAAGGACTTAGGGAAAATCCGAGAATTTTCTAAAGATTCCATTTGACTTTTGACGATCTCTTAGGTATAATTTAGCATAAGAAAGAGAGAAAGAAAATGATCACAGAAGTTTTCAAGAATGGTAAGACGATTGGTTTTGTTGTGAGTAAGGATAGGCTTTCTTCAGTCGATCTAATCATCAAGGCTTTCCCACAAGTGGATAGGGTCAAGACTAATTCTACCCTTCCCAAGTATGATCCGCGATGCAAGAAAATCGCTGAAAATGTTTACGCTTGGGCTTGACATTCATCAAAGAGTTTTGCTAGAATCAAACCAACACAAAAGGGAAAACATGAAACAGAAATTTGAGATTATCGAAAACGCTAAGAAACAGGCTCGTATGTGCTTTCTCGGGATTGCGATTCCACACCAACCCTCTCTTGCGGATGGTGAGTATGGCCCGATTCGTTCGGAAAAAGTTTTGAAGTTCAATCGCAAAGCACTTCGCAACCTTGGCAAAGTGAAGAAAGAAAAGTCCGACCCTCGATTTGTGGGTGGTGAGGATACCATGATCGTAAAGACTGGAAAGCCGGGTTCAAAAGAACGGGTTGAGGCTCTGGCTCACCAATATGGTGCGATTCTGGCTTGTGGTGAGGAAGTTTCACCGTTTGCGTTCAAGGGGAGCGATGAATAATCGTTCACCACTGAACAAAAACTGAACCTAAACCCTTACTGCTAAAAGACTTAGGGCGAGCCGGCGCCGCGAAAGTTGTTCTAAGTACTGATAGCGTAAGGATTTACATTAAATAAAAAATTAATGCTCACTATTGACTTATGCCGATAATATGTTATACTGTTAAAAACAAGATTGGAGAGTCAAAAGCATGAAATACTATTTTGGTCTTATCTGTGTTCTGTGTTCAACTGCGGTGTATGCGGAAACCATTTCGAACACAAATATTGTGCTGTCTAATCAGTTGAGTAATTATTACTCTTTGCTAGTTTATCAAAACGAAGATAAGACAGACTATACGGAAATATTTGTAGAATTAAATGGGAATATGCTTTCTGCTATTTCGTCCTGTATGGATGAAGGTTCCGATTGGTACTTAGTAGATTATGCAACAAGTCTGGATTATTCTAATCCCTTGATTCAAACCACAGAAACGTCTATTGAAACTTACACGCTAGACGTTGGATATGGCAATTTCTATTTGGCAGTTAATACGGGAAATGCATATGGATATGGATGGCCGCCTAGAAATATCTATGGATGGGCTGAACTAAATAACACTAATGGCCAGTTAAGCATGATAAATAATAGTATAACCTATGATAGTGGTATGGTTATGTCTACTGCTTTTATAGGTGTTCCTGAGCCATCTTCTATTATTCTCTTATTCTTGGGCTTGTGTTTTTTGTGCTGTAAAGTATTGTGTGGTAAGGATTTAGGTTGAGCCGGCGCCGCCCCGCTCGACGTAACTCCTTATGCTGCAACACTTTAGGAACAAAATAAAAATCGTCTAAAGATTATGCTTGACTCTTGCCGATCTATACTATACAATCGAGTGTAGGAGAAAGATGATGAAAACGAAGAAGAAGCCAGTAAGTGGATTTCAGAAAACAGAAGCCAGAATGAAGCAGGAAACGTGTCGTGCTCTGGCTCAAGTCAAGTTTCTGGAAAAACTGTATCGTGAGATGTTGGAAAGTAAGAAAAAGGAAAGCAAGTAATGACACACGCTGAAGCAACTCGTATGGTTCATGGTAAAGGTAATCGGATGAAGCGAAAGGTGGGAAATAATACCTATGCGGAGATTTTCCGTGATGGCACAGTAGGTATCATGTTGCATAGTACGTATGTTGTGAAGATTCATCCCGATAATACCTATACTCTTAATAGTGGGGGTTGGCAAACTCTGACCACCAAGGATAGGATTAACCAGTATAGCCCGCGTTATGTTTACCAAAAGAATTTCGAATGGTTCGTGAAGATTAATGATAAATCATATCCGTTTATAGATGGTATGGTTGTGAGTTGATCTAAAGCCTTGCCACTAAAGAACTTAGGGCGAGGCCGCGCCGCCCCGCGCGTCGTAACTCCTTATACCACAACACTTTACATCAACAAAAATTTTTTTTGGATTTTTTATAGATACGCTATTGACTTGGCCGATACACTCTGTATAATGGTAGTATCACAAGAGAAACCCATAAGGAAGTCAAAAATGTACGATTTTGAAGAAATCAATTCGATTCTGGATCAAATGGCCCAAGAGGGTACGATTGAGCCTATGGTCGAGCCGATTGACGATCCCGGCGTGGAAGTCAACTTTTGGGATTGGGCAGATGTTGTGGGTTGTGTGGATGATTTTGCCCCTGTCGAGATGATGGATGAAAACGGCGAAACGTGGATTGTGGAATAGGGCTTGACAGCCTAAAGTTTTTAGGATAGAATCCCGATAACACTAGTAAAGAGGAAAACAAAATGAGCCATCCTGACCCGTGCTACGATCCCGATAACTCTTATGAGGATGATATGAATTACGACGATTACAATGATTTTTATGATGAAAATGAAGATCGTGACGATATTGATAACTCTGGAGAGATCGATTGGTATGATGAAAATGATGATAGTATGGATGGGGATCATGAGAGTGGCCTCGCTTCCGCAGGATGGGGAACCGATGAGGACTACGGGTATTATGGTGATGATACCCCGATGAGCGATTACTATGATGGTGAATAATTACTCTAAATTCAAAAAGGAAAAAGCAATGGCCAAGTGTGTTGTGACCCATACGGATCTTTTTGGTGGTGAGGCTAATTACGGCTGGGTGAACCGTTACGAGTTTATCCCCAAGCGTGACGCTTCGCAGCGTAGTATCGTGAAGAAGGCTAAGGAATTGGCAGGCTTTACTGGTGTAAAGTCCGAAACCGAAGATTATGGCGATAGTTTCAAGATTAAGCCTCGCGGCTACAATCAAGTAATTTTCGTAGACTTTGAGTGAAACTCTCCGCAAACCCTTTGTGCATAAGCACTTAGGGCGAGCGGGCGCCGCCGGCCTCGACGTAACTCCTTACGCAGCAACACTTTACATCTAAAAAAAATTTTTCTAATGTTGAGGCTTGACAAGAGTCGATACATAGTGTAGACTCGTGATATGTTGATTGAGGGTTTTCTAACTGAAAGGGTTTTTATGAACGATGTGATTCTGTTTGGTTCGATTTTTGCCTGTGTGCTTGGTTGTATGATTGCGTTTGCTGGTTTTCATATCTATCGTGGTGTTCATGGTTCACTCGCTAATGCGAAAGTTGGAGAGGTATTCAATTTTGAATATCTCCAGCCGCATCATGGTGATCCGGTGCGAGTGCTTGCTAGGGTTATTGAGCCTGCGTATGCCTTGAGCGATGAGAGTATCCGTAGACTTAATGCTACGAGTAACTATCGTAGTAATGATCCTGAGTTCAAGCGTACTCGTCATCTTATAACGTGTGAGACTCCGAATGGCGAGGTTCGACAGTTCTATGCAGAGCGTGCTAAGAACGTGCGTCGTCCTCTTCTTGCGGGACTGCTCTTCCGTACAGGTACTGCACACCTGTTCGCGTGAACGATTGTTCAGTGTGGTTAACCCTGGCCCTAAGTTGTTGCCACGCAATGACTTAGGGTTCGGGGGCGCCGCCCCGCTCGTCGTAAGTGCTTATACCACAACGACTTGCATCGCAAAAATATTTTTTCAAGAAACCCTATTGACAAGCCGATAATAAATAGTAGAATGATTGAAGAACAAGCAAACACTTGTTGGTTGTGTCGGGCCGAGCAGCCGGTAAAAACGGTAGTTGATGTCCTAGGAAACGTCTTCTACAATCGGTCCTAACAATACAAACTTTCGTGGGTCCATGCTCAGGGACTAGATTGGGATAAGCCATTACGATAAACCCCCCGTTCAGCGAAGCAATCGCCGGGGTTGACAACGGGCTTATACGTTGTATAGTAATGCCAATCTATGGGGGATAGCGTCCTCACCACGACCAATACGAGGACCATCTGTGTACATGCAGGAAAAAATGTGAATAGGGTTTGTTTAAGAACGCGAATGCGTTCCGCCCTATTGTGGTCCTCGCCAATACAACCAGTAACCGCTACCTCTGATAAACTGCCTGATATTAGGTACCCGAAAGCAGTGAAGCAGCGTGGGCGGTTTCCATCCGATCCTGACAAGGGGCTATCGTGTGGGTTATAGGAACCGGGGCGAAAATGGTTCCGCTGGTTTTAAATCTGCTGATAGTTTCCTTAGATAAGGTAAAACCTTGAGGTTGAAGACAATACAGTACCACGTATTCTTCGTAAAACTATCAGTGTGGTGGTACTTGACTTGCCGATAAAGAATGATATAATGGTGACAAAGGAGAGATAAAATGTGTATGTGGTATGTTTTTAGAGATAAAGAACTGTTAGGCTATGTTCATGCTCCATCTTTATATCAAGCCAAAGTATTGGCATATAAAGATTTTGGGAATGACGTAACATTAAAGAAAAGTAAGACAAATGACCGTTAACGAACTTATCCAGCAGTTGCAGACCTATCCCGGCGATATGAGGGTATTGACTCTTGGGTATGAGGGAGGGTATAATGATACTCAACTTCATACAGAAGAGATTGTGTTCAACTTTTCTAAGAATGATGCTTGGTATTATGGGCCTCATGAAAGCGTGAAGTTGACCGATGGCGATATTGGTACGGAATGTTTGATTATTGCGAGGGGAAAATGAACTGGCATTATGGTAATCCTAGTAAAGATGGAGAATATATTTGTTGTATTAGGGGTTATTCTGAACCTATGCCATATAATTGGTATAAAGGACAATGGGGAATCTATAATGCTAATTTTGATGAACTTGACCCCATTGACAACTCCCTAGTTGTATGCTATATTGGTTTTGATGAGATTCCTATGCCGGAGAATTGGTGATGAAAATTCTATGTGCTGAAAATAAAAACTTGAATCCTGTTTCTGGTAATTTAGTTAGGGTTTTTGTTGATGGAGACTATAGTTATGGTTATTGGGTTGACGAAGTTGAACTTTTTGATATATTGACACCTGACCAAAAAAATGATTATGCTCAAAAATCTCAAATAGAATTAGACGTTACCAATGAGATAGCAAAACATATTATTGAAATTGGTCTAAATCCTTATAAGAAATAACAATGAAAACTGAAACCATTAAACTAACTAAGACTGAACTGGACTATGTATTGACTCTCATATATGAAAATATTAGAGACGGTTGGTACTATGGTAACAAGCAACAGTTTGAAAAAAGGCAATCTAAGTTGCTTGATAAACTATTAGCGATCAACGACAATGCTATTCTTAGAAAGGTGCGAAGCGCTAATGGAATGGATTAGTTTTTTCGGCCCTCGTCGCCCTATCAACGGCCAGAAAGTTTATTACTGGGGCGAGTATATTGGAGTGTGGCAGGGAAGGTACGAGATTCATCGTGATGATCCTGTGAGTGAACATATTCTTATTTGTGAGGAAGCCCCTGGTATTGTGGATCGTATGGATGCTCCGTGGTGGATGCCATACGAGGGACAACCAAGACCAAAACGACCACCAACAGATTATCCAGAAGATTATCCTAACTCCTGACAGGATAAGGACTTACGACGAGGCGGCGCCGCCCGATTTGCTCTAACTCTTTACGCACCAACAACTTACGATCAAAATTATTTTTCTAAAGAATCCTCTTGACTATCCCGATAATACTGATATACTTAGGGAGCAAGTAGATACGGGCCGTTGGCAGAATGACGTCAAAGAAGCCACGGTTAAATGCAAAGCCGAGTATGGCATAACCCGATCTATTTGTCTCTGCTAATCCTACGGATTTGGCTGGGGTGGCTGTAGTCAGCGAGAATATTGGACTCTTGACAAACGATTGCCGATAATGTATACTAGAACCATGAAAACAAAACCAACGCATGGCGAAGTACGATTTCATTTGAGCAGTGGCGAGCATTATATGCACTGGCAAGTGAAAGTGAAAAGGGGCGGTAAGACTATTGATGTCTACTATTACGATCCATCTGAATATCAGTTAGAGATGAGGGGTTGTATCCTGTGGAATAGGCCGAATAAGGCTAAACAGGTGTTTGAGGCTGGTGTGCATGATGTTAGTGGATGGGTTCGGTGTGAAGAAGTTATGCTGAGAAAGGATTTTCATCCGATTCTGCCTATTGACAATCTTGAAAAGTTATTTTATAATCCACTTCGTGATCCGCACTGGCGACGAGAAAGCGACAGCAACGAATTCGTTTGGGATGGTAGCGAGTATGCTACGCTCCTGACTAACGGCAAACAAGTCTATATTTTGGAAGAAAGGGTTTGATATGATCAATCTGCAACTGAGCGTTCGTGAGGCTATGAATCTGGCTACGAACTGCAATCTGGAAATCTATGAGCGGATCGTGGCCGCTTTTGAGGTGGCGTTGGGTGTGAACCAGAACAAGATGGTGACGATCACCAGAGGTATGACTCTGGACAATCGTATCTCTTGCATCAAGGCTATTCGACTCCATACTGGTTGGGGTTTGAAGGAGGCCAAGGAGTGGACGGATTTTCTGGTGGGCGGCTGGAAGTATGACAAGTGGAATCCTGCTCCTGCTGGTAGGACGCAGAGTATCACTCTCAAGACTCCCGAAGCGGCTGAGAATCTGCTCCGCGATCTTGTGGGTTTGGGTTGCGAAGGCTATCTTTCGTGACCTAAAGCCTTGCCACTAAAGCACTTAGGGCGAGGCCGCGGGGCCGCGTTCGCCGTAACTCCTTATGCCACAACGACTTAGGAACAATCCGAAAAAATATTCATGTAACCACCTTGACTTGCCGATACTATATGGTAGAATGATAGCATCACACGACAAGACGCTACCTGACTGCAACACACAAAAGTTCAGCCTAGCACTTGACAGGTGATGTTGTCTGATGTATGATTACTTTACTCTGTTCGATTACACTTTTGGAAAGGTTAGGTTTGACTATGCGTACTTATGATTTTGCGGTTGCTGTTGCTTCTGATTCGCTGGATACTGAGGTGGTTGAGGATACGATCAAGCAGGCTCTTGCTGATGGTCTGCCCGATGGTACTCTGGTTGTGGTCAAGGCTCAGGGTATCAAGGATTATTCCGAGCAGGGTTGGAAGGTTGCTCGTAACCGTAAGTTTGGCGTGAGTGTCAAGGAAGCGGGTGATGGTCACAAGGCTAAGACTACCAAGGTTGAAGTTGAGGCTATTGCCTAAGTTGACACAACTGGACTATGCCAGTATAAATAGATTTTAGGCATAGTGCGGCGGGATTCGTCCCGCGTAATGATGTGGGAAATACCCACCTAGCAGAGTCTAACCAACTAATAACCAGCGTGGTTGCTGGGAAGGGGTCTGCTGCTAGTATATTGCCGATGGTAAAGTGGCTCCACCATCAACCGCATAACCCGCACGGGACGCCGTGGCGGGCCTGCGGCATTGACGGCCCCATAGTTAAATGGATATAACAAGTGCCTTCTAAGCACTGGTTAGGGGTTCGATTCCTCTTGGGGCTACTATGAAAAACGAAGCAGAAACTACTGAGCAGTTTTTAAGCATGTGCGAACTACTCCTAAACTCTTTGAGGATAAAGACTTAGAGCGAGCGGGGGCGGCCCGGCTTGACGTAACTCCTTTAGCATCAACGCCTTGCGTCAAAAATAATTTCTTCAAGAAAATGCCTTGACAGCACCGATAACCTAGTGTAGAATCAGTAGACACGCTAGGAGAAGAATGATGAAAACCGCAGACGGTAATGATAAGTTGGGTAAGGGTTGCATTGTGGTTTCGCGTCCGGTTGGCGATACTTGCCCAAGCGATTGCGATTATCTCGGAAACGGCTGTTATGCCGAAGGTACTGAACGGCAGTACAAAAACGCCCGTGTCGCTGGTTTTGCTAACGTAGTCACGGAGAAAAACAAAATCCGTGCCATGATTCTTGACGCAAAAAAGCGTGAGAAATCTATCCGCTGGCATGAGCGTGGCGATTGGTTTCTCAATGGTGAACTTGACACAGACTACGTTGATAATGTAACGTGGGCTTGCGAGAGTATTCTTGCTAGTGGTGATAGTCTGCCCGATATGTGGTTCTATACTCATATCTACGATAGTCGGCTTGTTGCTCTGGAAAAGTATATGGCAGTCTACGCTAGTATTCACGACGATAACGATATGAACGAGGCTAAGAATCAAGGCTTCAAGTTGTTTGCGTGGTGCGATAGCGATATGAAAATTGCCCCGAAGCGACCAAAGAACAAGGCTAAGGCCGACGCTTGGCGACAAGCGTTGCCCAAACTGGTTGTGCTGAACGGTGAGAAGTTTGTGACTTGTCCGGAAATTCGTCGCGGTCGTTCGGTTATCACTTGCACCGGCACGAAGGATAGTATAAGTTGTGATATGTGCGTAAAAGGATTAGCCAACGTATTATTTCCCTCCCATTGAGATTTTGGTGTATATACTAGTGGGCTTTAACTCACTAGGAGATATACACTATGAAACATACGAATATAAGCCAATATATAAGAGAAAATAGGGATGAGTTTAAACAGCATATTTTAAATAGAAAAACAGAAATAGAACTATCTAAAATATATGGTTGTTCTAATGCAACAATCATAGCGATGAAAAAAGAGTTAAAACTACAATCAAGAGATTTATTTAAAGAAAATAAGTTCAATCACAAATCTGATATAACGCACTGTAAAAGTTGTGGTAGAAAAAGCAAAAAAAATACTTGCTCTAAGTGTGTACAGAAAAGAACAAATATAGCCAAGAAAGAACTGTTGATTGAAAAAGCTGGTGGTAAGTGTGTTAAATGCGGATATAAAGAATGTATTGCCGCATTAGATTTTCACCATATTAATCCCAAGACTAAAGAAATAAATCTTAATACAAACTTAAATATAAATACTAAGTTAAAAGAAATTAAAAAATGTATTCTATTATGTTGTCGATGTCATAGGGAACTACATTGGCAAGAGACTATTGACTTTGTTCAAGCAAACAGATATGCTATAGACAAGACGAAAGAAAGATTGTTTCCCGCTCACTAGGAATAATCAATGGCTACTAAATTTAGTTATGTTGGAAAGTATGAGAATAGTGGTAGCAAGAACTCTTTCTATAAACTGTCTGGAAAACCATATGGTTTCAAGAGTTTTCCTAATAAGAGTTTGGCCGAGTTTGCTCATGCTGTTCAGAGTCATTTAGCCCCATATCTTGCTCCGAAGGTTTATAGTTCTGTGTGTAGGATCAGGGTTCCTAATTATTTTGTAGACGGCATCAAGAACAATAAGATAAAATATCGTACAGAAATGGTATTGAGCGATTGGGGGTATTTGACCGAGATTGCTAAGCAGTATGTTTGCTACGATAATGACTGTGACGGGGACTGTGCTCATTGTGACCTATGTTCGCACTATGATGAAATCGGGGATTTGCTCAATGGTATGTGGGAGTGCGGAGTAGAATATACTGATTGCCATGAGGGTAATCTTGGCTGGGTAAAAAGAGAAAAGAAAAAGATTCTAGTTGCTATTGATTTTGGTAGAGAAAGCATAGGGGAAACCGAAGGACATTTTCCAGAAGTTTGTTGGGAAGGCGTAGAAGGTGCTTATTGTAACTGCCCTAAATGTGAGGAATGTTATGTCTAAATACTATATCAAATGTGGTACTCTAGAACTAATCTACTCAACAAGTAAAAATCCTCTTGAGGCAGCAGTAACTACTCTTGGCGAAAGCAATAAGTTCGATGTTCTAGATGAATACTTCTATATAGATGAGCGTGGTTTTAGAGACTATACTACAGCCGACAAGTTGACGCAGGTTATCAAACTAAATAAGGTCTGTAGGCTGGCTGGCTGGGAAATCAATAGAGAAGACGAATAAAGCTAACCGCAAATCCTTTGTACGCAAGTACTTAGGGCTAGCGGGGCCGGCCCGGCTGATCGTAACTCCTTATGCTTCAACCACTTAGGAAAAATTAAAGAATGGGTGGACGGATACCGATAAGTATGGTATGCTAATCAGATGCAGAGGAGAAAGAATGATCCAGTGGATAGGGGTTATTATTGCCCTATTAGGTTTGGCCTATAATGGTGTAAAAGACTACCAAAAGGGTGATATAAAAATACCCAAACTACCAAAAAAAGAAGTATTGACAAAGGTGGTTTATCCGGTACAATACTGTTTAATGGCTTACGATCCTAATATTGACAAGGTTTTCTACTTACACGAAAATGGACAATGGTATGATTACGCTCCACAACAACGACGATACCCGACCACGCCGCAAGTACGGCAAGATCAAGGTCAAGGTCAAGCAACCTTGGGAGACTCCTACGGGACACAAGGAGCATCGGGATACTACTATGGACAGCAGGCCCAAGCGTCAGCGAACACGACGAGACATTGACAAGGCATGGCGTGATGAGTATGATATGTAGTATTATCGCCGGTATAACTCAGTTAGCAGAGTGTCAAATTTGTAATTTGAATGTCGTGGGTGCAAATCCTACTACCGGCTCTCGCTCCGGGATGGTGAAACGGTATCACAACTGACTTTGGATCAGTTTTTCTACGTTCGAATCGTAGTCCCGGAATTATTGTGAGGTAGCATAATGGTAATGCTCAAAACTGTTAATTTTGCCGATGTCAGTTCGACTCTGACCCTCACAGCTTATTATACAGATAGTGTAGAATAATACAATGGAACGTAGGCAGATATCGGCTTGCTGCACCTCTTTGCTAAAGAGGACTAGGTAATACTAGTGAAGGTTCAACTCCTTTGCGTTCCGTTCGGAGGCTGGCGCGTTTGAGTTGCGGACATTGGCGTAGTTCAATAGTAGAATAACTGTCTCCAAAACAGTAGATGGTGGTGCAATTCCACCCGCCTTTGCTTGTATCATCTAATCCTTCGGATTTGCGGACTTGGCGATAGTCAGCGAAAGTCTCAATTTTTTTGGTTGACAAGCCGATAACGTATGGTACACTTCCTATAAAGGAGAAAGAGATGAAGCGGCTTCGTATCTATGATATTGTGATGGAGAGCGGAGAAAAGAGTCTGAATGATATTGTTCTTGAAATGCAGAATGATTTTGATTGGACTGATGTTTTCTTTGCTATTGAACAAAATTTGACATTTCCTGTTGATAGTTATAGTTACGAGGAAATTTATTGAGGATACGGGCGATTCGTATAGCGGTGATTATAGGGGACTTTTAATCCCACAGACCTAGGTTCGAGTCCTAGATCGCCCATTTAGATGAGACTGTAAAATATTTATACAATCTATAACATCTGTTTTTACTTTATTTGCTGTAAATCTTAAAACGATCCAACCGTTTTGTTTACTAAAAAGATCTCTACGAGCATCTATTTTTTTTACTTTCTCTGAGAGGTGAGTAGCACCATCAATTTCGACATCTATTTTTTGCTCTGGCCAAGCAAAATCATATTCATAAATACCATTTTGATAAGCGTATTGCCAACCGGTAATATTTGCTGAAATAAGAGCGTTTTCAAAAATCTGTTCTGGATAACTTTTTTTAGAAGAATGATTAATAAGATATGGAACTTTATCTGGATTATTAGTTAAATATTTAATTCTAGCTTTAGATATTTTAATCTTAGTTTCTTCAGAATGTTTTTGACAACCACGACCCTTTTTATAAGCAATTTTATTAGCATCGGAATGATTTCTAGAGATAAAATCTCCACGTTCTTTGGCCTTAAAAAGACTAGCCTGAGCAATACCAAATTCTTGTTGTATTTCTTTCCATGTGTGTCCAGCATCATAGAATGCTTGTACTTTATTCCAATTATATTTGGTTTTTCTAGGCATAGTATTTAACTTATGTTTAATAAATTAATTTAAGTTCGGCACACCACTATATAATACACTCGTTGGATAAAAAAACAAGAAAAATTTTCAATCTGCTTGACAACTAAGTTCGATGGTGTATGATAGGTGAAAAGGAGAAAATGGCCATGTTCGATGATGATATTTATCTTGACTATGAAAGCATCGTAAATGATACTGATCCTCTGTACGATGATGAGGAAAATTATAGCGATGATGAATATGATTATATGGATATTAATGAACGAGAATTTGATTCATACTATCATACTATAGCCAATGAATTAATTGACTGATCTCCTCCCGATGGGCGCAACTTGGTGGGACAAGTATTCTACTATTAATCATAACGATTATCTTTCCTTTTCTTAGTACGTTCGAATCGTACCGTCCATTATTATGAATATTTTAGATCAGAATATTGAAGATGTTCGTAAGACTGCTGATGGAAAATATATTCAGGGTGCTAGCCACACATGCCATGTGCTAAACCATAAGGCTAGAAATAAGATTATTATTAAAGCTATTTGTGATCTAAGAAAAATAGCAGACACTTTTGACAGTATCGCCTGCTGCGGTGTAAGTGGATTGATGGTGGTTCCACAAATCGCAGAGTTACTCAACAAGAATATTGTTGTGGTAAGAAAGGGGGAACGATGCTATTCAGAGTTTCGTACCGAGGGAGCGGCCCCTTTTCAATATATTATATTAGACGATTTAATCTGTTCTGGTTCAACCGTAAAACACATTAAAAGAGTTATCAAGGATGAATACTCGCGTTCTCATTGTATTGGCGTATACTGCTATCTGCCTAACGAATGTGCTTATCTTGCCAATGAGGACGGTTCTAAACTCTGCAAGCGTGATCTTGGGATTCCTCTCTTAAACCTAGACCACGAAAAGACTTAAGACTAATGCGGCCGGCCCGCCGAAACGTAACCCCTTACGCCATAATCACTTACGTCAAAAAATTTTTTCACAAGTTTTCCTGTTGACACGCCGATAACATACTGTAGAATGATAGCATACGAGTGAGAAGTTAACCACGAAGGAGTTTGATTATGCCTGCTGCTGTTGAAAAGATGATGTTTGTTGGTGAAACGCCTTGGCATGGCCTTGGTAATAGCGTTGACGAAGGTATCACGGTCAATGATGCTATCGTTGCTGCTGGTTTGGATTGGGAAGTTGGTCTAAAGGACTTGCAGACCGTTGACGGTACGCCCGTGAACCATCGTGCAACCTATCGCAAGAGTGATGGTAGCATCCTTGGCGTTGTCGGCCCTCGTTATACTCCCCTCCAGAATAAGGATGCGTTCGATTGGTTCCAGCCTTTTCTTGACGCTAACGAATGTTCGATCCACACTGCTGGGTCGCTGCATCTGGGTCAAAAGGTTTGGGTGCTTGCTCAACTCAACCGCGACAATAGCGAGATTGTTCCGGGTGATGAGGTTAGTAAGTTTATCCTGCTGAGTAATAGTCATGACGGTACAACGGCTATTCGTGTCGGATACACTCCGATTCGCGTGGTCTGCGTGAACACGCTGTCATATGCTCACAAGCATACTAACAGTCAACTGATTCGTATTCGTCATACTCGCTCCAGCCAGAAGAATCTGGATCAGGTTCGGGATATTATGGATAATATTAATGCTGGTTTTGAGGCTACTGCGGAACAGTATCGATTCCTTGCTAGTAAGACTTTTAACCAGAAGGATATTGAGAAGTATGTTAAAGTTGTACTGAATATTAAGGGTGCTGATGAGGATATCAAGACTCGTACCCGTAATATTATGGATGATATTCTCGCCCGTATCGAAGGCCCGAAGCAGACTGCGGCTAATGTTCGCGGTACTTGGTGGGCAGCGTATAATGGATTCAATGAATATCTGAACTATGGTAAGGGTCGCACGACCGACAACCGACTCGATAGCCTCTGGTTCGGACAAAACGCTAACGAGAATAATAAGGCTCTTGAATCTGCTCTGGAGTTTGCTAACGCGGTCTAATCTTTCTTCTTCGTGATGGTTAATATGAGGGGGTCGTGGCTAGGAAACAGGCTGCGACCCTCTCTTTTTTATTTGTCTAAGATTTGACGTAAGTGCTTACCACATAAGGACTTACGATTCGGCCGGCCCGCCAATTTCGTCCTAAGTTTAGTAGCCACAAGGACTTACATCTAAATCTAGCCAGTTATCTAAAGTTGCGTCATGGACATTTGTCCTAAGTGCCGATACAATGGAGTGTAAGCCTAGTGGTGGTATGGGTTTAGATAAGATTTAGATTTGACTTATGACTCGTCTACCAATCCTAAGTAGATTATAAGTCTTAGATTTTTCTTGTATCAGCCTAACCACCGGGTTTGCGGTCGTGGCGATAGTCAGCCAAAAATTAGTGTCCTTTGAAATGGTGCAGGAAAAAGTTGTATGAGAATTGTAAAGATTACTATGGAATTAGTTATAGATGATTTAGAGTGTGTTGATCCTTATCCTGACTATGGTGCTATTGCTCATTATCTTACTAATAAATTGTATAGTGATCCTGAATTCTTTGGGGATTTTAGTCCTGAGAATATTATTAGTGTTGGAGAATTTGAATAGCACAATAGTTACAAGACTCGTGATCAATAGTCACATCTGATCCTAAGTCGAGTAACACCAAGGGTTTGCGTGTTGCTACCCATATGGTATAATGGACGAGTGGTGCGGTCAACAGCCTTCTTACTCTGTGGAGATTTTATTATATGACGTATATTATTATTCTTAGCGCCTGTGTGGGTATTGTTAGTTCTTATAGGGAACTGGTAGGTAATACTTACTAAGTACTAAGAGTAGTATATCGCCCCCTCTGCATAATATATAACCTGTAACTACTATTTGTCAACAAGAAAAATTTTCTCCAACCGCCTTTGAGAAATATTTATAAAAGAGGATTAAGAATTTTCTTGTGATTATTAGTGGTTTGATAGAGAATAGTCCACGGTCTACTATAGGATAGTCTGGAACCCACAGAGACCCGTTGCAGAGGCTCAGAATTGCTCCGGATCGGCCAATATTTAATTCTTTCAGGAGAGATGGCAGAGTGGTTTAATGCACCGGTTTACTAAACCGACGAACTGAAAAGTTCCGGGGGTTCGAATCCCTCTCTCTCCGTTTATATTATTAGGGGTAATTTTGTCTTACCCAATATAACCGGTTCGGATTTATGGATACAGTCAGCCAAAATAGTCACAGAATTGTCTCAGCCCTTGTATCGGGATCGTTTTTGTGGTTGTAGTCAGTCAGATTAGATGATCTTTAAGAATACTTTTTTGACTTTGCGAAATCGGCCACTATCATAATGTAATGAGGGATGGAATTGTCACACTCCATCTTGTCTATTCGGTTTTATGGGAACAGTCAGTCAAAATGATACTATTGGCACAAACGGTAACTATTGTTAAGAAACCACTTTGTTCATGATGATATATCCAGACTAATAGTTTGTGGTGGCATCCTATATTTTATTATGAGATATTTTGATGGAACATAATGATTTGGGATATCTGAAAGATTATGGCCGGTGGATACTATCAGGACTATTAATATTATATGGTATGTTATTCTCTTTTCTGCATAAAGATCTGGAGATAGATAGTGATGATACTTGAAACCCTAGCGTCTTGTTGCATGATTCTATTCTCCATTTTTTGTATATACTCATTCGTAACTCTATCAAGGTTCTAAAATGAAAACCTCAGAATTTCATATCCCTTTCATAAAAAGCCTCCTAATAGTATCACTAGTCACCATACTATGTATGCTTTCTGCTCCATATTTTGTGGATAAACTATATTTCATGACGGGCAAGACCCAGGTTTTTACCACAATACAATCTGATGTTTCCATGGAATCTAACGATTAAACTCTTTTCTGCATCAATTCTTTCACAAAATTTCGGTAAATTTACTTATTAAATTGGCCCGTGGTAAAAATGATTAAAGACCACATTAGGAAAAGGCCGATAATCCCTCTTGACAACCCATACTTATCCGGTATATTCTGCTATAGTGACTAGTGGGATTTTTCTTAATATTGATCGGGAAAATATGTATAAACAGATTCTATTAACCGACAAGGAACTAGAACTTTTAGCCTCTATAATTCGATATTATATTGGTGAAAAACTGGACAATCCCGGCTTTGAATATCATAATGCTCATATTCTATTACGTCATTTAATTGGCAAGAAACCATCCGAAAACAATAATCAAATATCCTTTTATGGCAAATGACCCACAAATGAACAAAGAATCAAATTCCGATAGTTTCCACAAATATGCTCTTAGTGTTGCCGACTATATTGATGCTGAATATGGTGACTCAGAGTTTGATGGGTTGAACGAAGACGAAAAACAAACCATTTATAATATGATGGTGGCTCATTATCATTATGATCGTTGTGTTAGTAATGTGGCTAATAAAATTGTTAGTTATCTTAGAATTAGTAGGTCTTATAATAAGGAGAATGTTAATGACTAGTTATGGGGTTGTTGAGCAGAATGGTAAGTTTGTGGTTACTAAAAACGGCCAACCTATCAATCTTCCTAGTAGCAGCGGATCGTCTATTGTTACGGTCTTTGATACTAAGAGTGATGCTGAGAGGTATTTGGGTATTTTGAAAAATTTGACCAAATCAAAGCGATGAAAAAATTTACCTACTCCAGCGACTATCTAAACTTTCATATCATTCAAGATATGTACGGGGGATTTACTGATAATTTAACCAGTTATGAGTTTGGACTTATATTTGGGCCAACAAAGAATGTTGTTAATCCTCCTATAACTAGAGAAGAATTAAAGGGGTTGGCCGATTTCATCTATAATACTATTGGTGAAAATAATGACTAAATATAGAATTAGATTCCAAGATCATTTTATGCAAAAGCATTATGAGACTCTCATTAAGAATGGATACCATTGGAAAACGGCCGAAAGTAAAACTCTGAAAACTTTTAACGAGTATGATGGAGAAAAGAAATGAAATATATTTATATATTATTATTACTATCTATTTCTCCTAATAATAGTTATATCAATTATAATAAACCTTGTGGGCAACATTATACCTTAGAACAAAATACTCCAGTATGGTTTTGTATTCCAGATCAATTATGCTGGACAAAAGGAAAAGTGATATATTTATGGGGATACTATCCTATTATATCTAGTAATCATGGTTTAATAAATTTTAATGATGTTATATGGGAAACTAAATATGAATGAATTATACTTTTGGTATACTATTCAATTTATTGCTATTGGTATCACTGCTTATGCGACATTTAAAAAATACGGAGCCAATAAATGACTGTTGGAGAACTTATTTCTAATTTACAAATGTATGACTCTAATATGAGAGTTGTTGTTGATGGATACGAAGATGGTTGTGATGATCCTAAGCTGAAAATAACAGACGTTGTTTTTGATTCTAATTGGACTGGTAGTGAAAAAATTCATGATTGGAGTGGTAGGCATGATTATGCTGATGAGCTTTCATTACTGAGTAATACTAAACACATTTCTACTAAAGCAATATTGGTGGGTCGATGAAAGTCTACGCTATAATTTCTGAACATGGTGCTTGTTCTATTCGTGAAGAATTAGAGATGATTTGTGCATCTAGAGAGGTTGCAGAATCATATATAGATGCAAAAGATAGTTATTGGAGAAATGCTCATATTGAGGAAATGGAAATTGTTGATAAAATGTGGGGTAGGCCAGAAGGTAATGAACTTATTTGGGGTCGTTTAATTCTCAGGATGGTTGGAGTGCATAAGTTTAAAAAGGTGGCCTATTTCGACAACTATAACGATGCTAATAGGGCTTTCTATGAATGGTTGGAGGAGAATAAATGAATAAACTAGATTTAGATGATCTAAAAAGTGTGCTAAATGACCAGTTTGACCTTATTCAAAGATTTGGTAAAATGCCTGTGTCTAGTTTGGAAAATTGGAAAGAATATCAGAGTATTTATCAAGATATTTTAGAATGTAATAAAGTAATGATGGAGATAGTTTGTGGGTTTTATGGTCAAACTGATCCTAAAGCATGGAATTATTCTAGGGCAATATTGGGGCTTAATGAAAATGGTGAACCTATTATGTATGATAGTTGGGGGGAAAAGAAAAGAAATGAAATTCTCTAAACAACAAACAGAAGATACTATTATTACTAAAGATATGCTTGAAAGTATGGCTAAACAAGAGTTTATAGAGTTTTTAACTAGTCAATATAAACAGTATCAGAAAAATATACAACCAATATGGGTGGGAGAAGGATGGTATAAGAGCGTACCAAACTCTTTTAATTATTTTGTGGGCGGATTTGAAGCAGGAATGAAGTACGCGAAGGAGGGCGGATAAAGTTTTATTTGACAAATGCCGATAAGTGTTGTATACTTAGTGCAACCTTGGAGGAAATAACTATGGGAATGGGCAGTTTCGCTGTTGGTAGTTTTGTTATTGAATATAAGGACTTGAAGAAGATTTGTCCTAACGAAATTAAGTCTATTGAACAGGCCAAGTATTTTAAGGAAGTTGGTTGGAACGCTATTGGAAAATGGCTGACTTGGGATGATCCTGACCAAATCAAGGATGAACTTTATGCCTCTGTAGAAGAAGATAAATCTAAGCCTGTTATTAGACTTGGACTTTCAGAGGATCAGATCGTTGAAGATATTTTTCAAGAGTATGAAACATTAATAGTTGTTCTTAAAAATTCTTTTAACAAAAAAACCAAACTAACTTTGTATTTTGATAGTTATGATGAAGAAGGGGGCGACCGTTATGATAATCCCGGTGATAAGGATGGATGTATTTTTTGCGTGGATGGTATGGTTCAACTGACTCCCGCTGGAAAAAAGTTTAAGGATATTATTACTGAAAGAAAGTGGACACAATTTGGGTGAAATATGAAAAAAGATATTGCTAAAAAGTGGGTTAAGGCTTTGCGTAGCGGAAAATATAAGCAAGGCGAAAACTATCTTAAAAAATTTAATAGTAAGGGACAGCCAAGACATTGTTGTTTGGGGGTTCTTTGCGAATTGTATAATGATACTATGAAAAAGAATCACAAAAAAACTATCTCAGTAAAAGAATATAACGACGAACCAACATTAGATCATGGTTATGTTAAATTTGCTAATAAAGATGGTTCGCTACCAACCATAGTAAGAAAATGGGCTGGCATAAAAAATGAAATGGGTACTTTTTCCTATACTGAAAAAGATGCTTATGGAACATTTAAGAGTACTAAGTGTTTAGCGGACTTGAACGATACTGGTAAAAAGTTTTCAACTATTGCTGATATTATTGAAAAGAATGTGGAGAATATTTAATGAAAACCAAAACCGAACTAAATTATACTGATGCTGCTATGGAGTGTGCTAGATATATTTTTGATAGCGACTGTGAGCAAATTAGTTATCAAGAATATATTCAGGATGGTAGCGATCCTAGAGATCATATTTTATATCATGCTGCTGTGGTTTTAGGTCAAGCGGATGAATTTAAGACAGATATTGAGGAATATGAAAAGGAGATTGCTAATGGATAGGTTTGATCTGGAAAACAAGATTAATCAAACATCTTTTTTTGCAGATCATCTGAGGTCTGTAACAAATGCTGTACTGGAAAATAAGATGAATAACGATAAACTCGCTAATGTTTTAGAGGGTTTGGCCGTTTTGATCGAACTTCATACTGATGATACCTTTGAGGCTTTTACCCAAGCACTGAAACTTGATAGCCATAAAGAATAATTATGCCAATAGTCACATTGACATTGAGATTTAGTCTACCAGAAGAACAGAGCGAGTTCGATACCGCTATTAACGCGGCGAAAGCCAAGAGTATGCTATGGTATTTTGCTCAACAACTTCGTTCTTGGCGGAAACATGGTAATGACTTTAAAGATGCTGATGATGCTCTTGATAAAATTCGTGAAGAATTCTATAGACTGGTGAATGAACATGGGGTGGAACTGGACTAATATGTTTAAATTAAGCAAAAGAAGTAGAATAAATTATTGGAGTTGCTCTAGTTTAGCAGACTGGATTAGGGGGACAGATAAACCATATGCACTAGCATGGGAAGATTGGGACGAATGGCGTAAAGAGGCTCAAAATAAGCATCCTTATAGATATTGGGTGGCAGAAAAACTGCTTGATCGTTTACAGGATATAGTTTATTTACCTGTTGATATTTACCATACTATAGAGATTTACGTTCGTAATAGATTTATAGATAAAATCCACTATCTTCATACGGGACTAAAGCCTGGGCAATACTATGACTTAGACTATAGGATTATTCATGGTCTTTTTAATGAACTTGTTGATCTTGTAGAAGTAGAATACGCTGGTTTATCTAGATGGTATGATAAGAATAAAAAAAAGAAGTATAAGTTTGTTCGTGGTCGTTGTGCTGACGCTGGGCTTGATTATTTAAAGTGGGCTAGTAGTTTGACCTATAATAAAGACTATGGCTTGAGAAAGGGCGATAAGGGGTTTGGTGAGCCAACTGAACAGGCAGTCTCCGCCCGTAAAACAGTAGAGTTATATAACTGGTGGAAAAACAGAGACAACAGACCAGACCCTTACGAAATTTTCTCTGAGGAAAAGCACGGAAAGAGTTATTATAAGCAAATTAGTAAGATGCAAGACAATTACGAAAAAGAAGATACAAAGATGCTTATTGAACTTATTAAAATCAGAGGAAGCCTTTGGACATGACATTTCAGCAGTTCAAAAACTATATTGATAGCCAGTATCAATTAGACTTTAGTAGCAAGGCATTAGGAAGAACTCACAAATGTCGGAATACAAAAAACAGACGATAGATATAAATAACGATCTGTTGATAGAACTACATCATAATCCTCTTCTTAAAGATAGACCATTCTATCTTAGAGTATATTCCTATACTGATTATAGTGAGTACAGGCTAACCCCAAAAGATGTTTTAAAGTTATCTGAGAGTCTGGCCGATTTTGTATTTGACAACTCAAACGAAATAGACTACACTGATGAGTTAACGGGGCTTGCACGATTATGGCATCATAGACGAAATGAATGTTTAGAGCAATTGGATAAAAACAATGAATAAAATTACAGTCATAGGAGATTGTCACGGTAAGTATGAGCGTTATCACAAAATTATCAGAGAGACAGAAAGATACCCATATACTGTTCAGTTGGGGGATTTCGGTTTTAAGTATGACACTCTCAAAAATGTAGACCATACTAAACATATTATTATTGGAGGTAATCATGATAACTATGATATTTGCAATAACTATCCTCATTTTCTCTCAGATTATGGTTATATGGTTAATTTTAACGGAATAGATTTTTTCTATTATCGTGGAGCATATAGTATTGATAGAATATATAGAACTATTGGAATAGACTGGTGGGAAAAAGAACAAGTAGGTATTGAAGATTTTATGAAAGCCAGAGAGTTGTATCGCTCTATTAAACCAGAGATAATGATAACCCACGATTGTCCAGAACAGATAGCGCATCAAATGATTCCTCCAAATAGTAGAATTTTTCAGAATAATACCACATGGGCTTTAGGAGAATTGTTAAATATTCATCAACCAAAACTTTGGATTTTTGGTCATTGGCATCGTTCTCGTACTATAGAATATGGTAATACTAAGTTTATCTGTCTTGACGAATTAGAAACCTATGATATAGTTAAGCCGAAAGGTTAGGGTCGCGGGTATCCCTTTCATCAACTGCCGTAGAGGTTTAAGCCCAATTTTCTGTATACATTGAAAAAGAGGCTTTTTTATAAGGAAAATTATGGAATGTCCTAACTGTATTACTCCTTGGAAATGTAATGGGCCTCATCTTGAACAGATGAGTGATTCTATCTATAAGAGTATTCATGGATATTTTCTTATTAAGAATGATAGATGGATATTTACACCTGTAGACAAGGAATTTGATGTAGATACTTTATTCTCTATTATTGATACCTTAAGGAATTTAAATGAGTCTCACGCACGAAGATATTAGTGACATTAAAATTGTATTAAAGGAACAACTTGATAGTTTAAACAGACTAAGCAAGATTCCTTTACCTCATCCATTTGAACATTATAAAACTATGAGAATGATTTATCAAGACATTTTAGAATGTAATAAGGTGATGATGGAAATAATTAATGGGCCTAGTGGCGGAATAGAAAAAATGATAGAAAGAAACGCATGAGTTCAGAAGAATTAGAAATCATTAAACAAAGATATGAGAGTGCTAAAAAGTTAGCAAAAGATCTATGGTTGGATGGCGACCATGAGGGTAATGAAAATGACTTTTATTATTTCCAGTGTGGATTTGTGGCTGGTATGAATTATAAATTGTATAAGGATTTTTCTGATGAAAACGAAGAAAAATAAGTTTAACTGCGATGTTAATGGTGGTATTATGGTCACGGCAGCATTAAGATATGCTCTTGGGAGGCATACTTATGTGCCGGGAGCAGTTCAAGATTGGATTAGTCTACACTGGGATAGTCTGGTTAGTAATACTAAAGTTGTTATTGTACGAGATGTTTTTGAACATATTTATGATGAAAGCAAATCCAAATATGCTCTTGCAAGCGGTGCTATGGCTCAATATGATTTGTCTACTTGGGAAAAGTTTGGTATTGAGCATTACTGGAAACTGGATGATATTGAACGTAAAAATGTCGATAGTTTTATCAATGTCGATAAAGATCGTGTTAGATGGTTTGCTGAAAAATTATATGGAACACAACCAGTATGACAACACAAAATATTCCAAATTGGAAAAAGGGCGACATAGTTGCTTTGCTACATAATAGCGGTGGAGTTATCCATATTTTTGAAGCAGAACATGATCCTTACTATGGAAAAACTTTTTTTAGTTCAGACGAAGATTGGTATTATGGTTTAAGAAACTGTGAAGAAATTAGACTAGCCACCCAAGAAGATATAGATAGCAAAATAAAATATCAAAAAGAAAACGTAGAAAGAGAAAAAGCGGTCTTGGATCAATTACTTAATTTTCGGGAGCGTTTGTCAAAATGAAAATACAAAATAAAAAAGAGATTGAACTGTCAGAAGACGATATTAAAAATATACTATATGCATTTCTTCGCCAAGAACATGGAGATGGAGAATATTCTTTTAGATTTAATATAGTAAATAAACCCATACGAAGCGGTATGTATGACAGTATGGATAATCACGTATTTGATAGTATACAGGTAACAATCACCAATGTCTGAAAAAATATTTGAAAATTATGACGAAGCACACAAGTATAGTTTAACTGTGCCATGGAAACTTGCTCATTGTAATACTGGTGAAAGTTGTTGGTGTAGAATTATTCTTCCAACCGAAAATATACTATACAAAAATCAGGTAGGAGACTCTGAAACGGTTGTTGAGTTTGATTATATTATACCAGATGGTAGCATAGATAAAGAAACAGCGGAATATGTTGTAGAATTACACAATAGATCAGTAGCAATATATGCTGGTCAAAAAGAAAGATTAGCAGTCTTAAAAGAATTAAATAGATTAGATCAAGAGCTAGGAATTGATATACCAGTAATTAAAAGGAAAGAGATTGATTAGGATGTCAATAAAAACCACAGACGAACTTAAAGAAAGACTAAAAAGAATAGTACAAGAAACATTTATTGATTCTTGGTTGGACTCTCCTAATCCAGCATTTGATAACAAAACGCCACGACAAATGGTGATAGAACAAAATAGTGATCAAATAGAGAAGATGATGTATAGAATAGGTAGCGGTGAGCCATCCACTTGACTTGACAAACCAGAAATTTTTGTTAAACTACAAGAACCATGAGTACCGATAAACAAATGAACGTAGGGCAAGAGTTGGTCGAGAGATTACAAAATCTGAATAAGATGCTTGATGCTATTAGATCAGCACAAAATGATGAGTTGAATCTTCCAGAAATAAACGAACAAAATAAATCTACTGTAAAGCCTAAAAAATTACCCACAAAATGAAACTTAATATCGAAATAAATGATCTGCTTCTTATCAGTGAAGCATTAGTAGTTTATCAGTGCGAGGTTGAAGATGATAAAACAGATTATTATGGATTCCCTTATTCTGTGGAAAGAATTCAAAAGGTAATAGATTATATTGAAGGAATTTTAGACAAAAATGAAACCAACAACTAAACAACTTAAAGTTATAGAGTTTCTAGAACAACAACTAAAGTTCTGGAAGAATACTAATGATATTGACTCTCCTACTCATGTTGGTGATATTACAGAGTTTTCACAATATCTGAAAGATGACTTTACAATAGAAGAAGTTTTATCTATTGAGATTCTAACAACGGAATTATATTTGAGTATTACGGAGATAGAATAGTGTCTTGGAACTATCGTGTGGTTAAAACTGTAACTAAAATTCCTCTTGGAGATACTGATATTAGTTATGGTATTCATGAGATTTATTATGATGAGAACGGAAACATTGTTAATATTTCTGAAAGTTTAGCCCATCCAATATCTGATGATTTAGAGGGGTTGCAGTGGAATTTAGAAAGAATGATGGAGGCTTGTAAAAAGCCAGTGATAGAATACGAAACAGGTGAGGAAGTATCTGACTGATATTATACAATTTTATTGTATTTTTGATGATTATCTTTTGCCCATAATGGTTGTAAATTTGTATAATGAAAACATTCTTTTTGCTGATTTTTATCTGTCATATCAAAACTTGAGCATGGTTTTATGTGATCAATATGCCACTTTCCGTAGTTGTCCCAACTCATACCGTCACTAAATTGAGCTGCGAGATATTCCATTAATTGTTCTACTGAACAACCAAGTAATTTTACTGCTGAATCCGATTTTCGTACACCTTTTAATACTTTATTCATTCTACTTCTCAAACTATGAGCTATCCTAGCATTTGAATTATTTTTAAAGTATTGTTTTCTCCAAGCGTTTATTTTATTTCTATTTTTCTTTGTATGTTCTTTTATCCTGTCTTTATTTTCTTCCTGGTATTTTTTTTGTTGCTCTCTAATTTTTTCACGATTTTCTTCACGGTATTTTTTCTGTTGTATTTTTTTGCATTCACGACACAGAGCGTCTTTACTAAAAGAAGATTTTTTCCCGTAAACTAATTTATCTAAAGTTAAATGACTTTCACAAACCCTACACTGTTTTACTATAACAATCATATTTAAACCTTTAAAAGCAGAAAACCCATGATAATGTCAGTAGGAGTTGACAAAACCACAGGCTTCTGCTATAATCTAATAGGATGTTAGAAAACAAACTCTCTCCTACAAGAGTTAATTTTCACTAATGATATATACACCAAAATAACAAGATCGGAATTAACCGACGCCGCTGGGTTGATCGCCAGAAGGCAACGTCCTTGACCTCTGTTTCCCGTATAATGGTTGAGATTTCTCACCTAGGGTTTCAACGTCAGATAATTGGGGCGTTTTCAATACAAAGGAGAAATTTATGAAGAAAAAGAAAATAAGTAAGCCTAAACGAAAGCAAAAGATTGATGTTGTATTAGAATCACTACTTAATCTTGAACAGAAGGTCAAAGAACTAACTAAGAAAGTTGAGCAATTGCAATATTCTCAACCATACTATCCTAAAGACGTAAACGAGCCGGAAAAAAAGTATTGGCCTAATACTGAGCCACCGTTTAAATACAAAGATATAATGTGGAATGATAATTCCAGTTCTCAATGGGATGCCATTGATAAAGGCTTACAGTGAATAAACTCACAATCGCTATAGATTATGATGATACATATACTGCCGATCCTCCGTTTTGGGATAAGGTAATAAGATTAGCACAAGATCACGGGCATAATATAATTTGTATTACAGCACGAAGAAATATTTTAGAACATCGTCAAGAACTTATGAAGTCTTTACCAGAAGGTATAGAAACATATTTTTCTTATGACGAACCAAAAGCCGATTATATCAAAAGACAAAATATAGTAGTAGATATATGGATTGATGATAGTCCCGGTTGGATTGTAGGAGTAACATAAAATGAGAAAACTAGCTAGTATACAAACTGTTAAATATGTTAAACCTATACCAGATGCAGACAGCATAGAAACTGTGGGCGTTTTAGGTTGGGAGGTTGTTACAAAGAAGGGTGAGTTCCAACCCAATGATCTCTGCGTATTTTTTGAGATTGATAGTTTACTTCCAGAAGTTCCAGAGTTTGAATTTCTTCGTAAGAGTTGTTGGAATGATAGTTTAAAAAAGTATAGACTCAAAACAGTAAAGTTGCGTAAACAACTATCTCAAGGATTAGCATTACCCACAAGTGTCTTTCCTATACTAGCAGGATTGACTGCTGGGGCCGATGTTACTGACCTATTAGGAATAGAAAAATATGAACCTCCAATTCCAGCACAGATTCAAGGAGATGCAAAGAGTTTTAGTTGGCCCATAAGTAAGACCGATGAAACAAGAGTGCAGTTAGATGATGAATACGGATTTATTGAAAGACTAACCGGACAACCATACTATATTAGCCTTAAACTTGATGGAACATCTAGTACATTTTTGATTGATCCTAAAGACGAAAGTTATCATGTTTGTGGACGTAATTATAGTTATAAAGAAAGTGAACATCATAAATTTTGGGTATTGAGTCGAAAGTACAAAATAGAAGAAGGACTACGATGGTTTTGGAATAATGGAGTTAAAATAGCAATTCAAGGAGAATGTGCAGGCCCAGGTATACAACAAAACAAATTAGGTTTATCCTCTCATGATTTGTTTGTTTTTAATGTTATTGATATTCCAACTAATCGTAAGTTATGTTTAGAGGATGCTATGGGTGTGGTAGAGCGTCTTGGGTTGAAATTTGTGCCGATAGTTGACAAAGGCTCAAGTTTCAGTTATACTAAGACCGATCTACTAGAGATGGCGAAGGGCAAATATAAAGAACACTTTGAGTCTGCTAAACCAAATCAAGATCGTGAAGGAATAGTAATACGAAGCCTTTGCGGAGAAGTTAGTTTTAAGGCTATCAATAACGACTTTTTATTGAAAGAATAATGAATACTTTTACTCCCGGCACAATAGTTGTTTTTGAACCTAATAATTTTAATCCAGATTTTTGGAATAAATTACCAGAAAAAGATAGGATTAAATATTATGGTTCACTTGGTTACGGTTCAGATAAAAAGAAATTTTTTGTGTTTCTTACAGAGATTAAAAATGCTCCCGGTCATTGTGTGTTAGCTGATTTAGATGATGGAAGAATTGAGGTTATGAGACATACGAGTGACTTTAGAGAGGTTAATGAAGATGAGTTCTAATATTAGTGCTTATTACTCAAATGAGTTAAAATCGTGGGTTCGCTTAGAAAGATGTGAAGATGGAGAGTATTGTCATACTTCTGGATATGCAACTAAAGAAGAGGCTCTTAATAATTATACAAATACTGTTGTGTCGTATAAAGTGTTAGCCAACAGGAAGGCAAGATGAAATGACAAAAGAACTCGGTAAAATTGAAAAGGTATATTTCGGATATGGTGGATACCAAGATATGCAATTTGGTCTTACTGTTGTATTAAGTTTTGATGGAAAAGGATGTGTTGATTTTATTGAGGGGGGATGGAGCGAAGATATTTGGGTAGATCAATATACTAAATGGACAGAAAAAGATCGTCAAATACAAAGAGCAGAGATGGTCAAAAAGATTAATAAGTTACTAAAAGATGCTAAAGTCAAAACTATTGATGAACTTCAAGGCAAACCAATAGAAATTATTAATGAAGGACTCAAACTTAAAAGTTGGAGAATTCTTACGGAAGTATTATGACTAATGAAGAATTTTTAGATAAACTACGAATTTTAGTAGTAGACTATGATAGGGATCATAGAGAATATCCAGAAAGTGAATTTGAGGGTCTTGCATTTTATTCCCACGTTCTGTATGCTTTAGGAATCGAAGATGATTCTGAAACTATAGAAAACAAATATCCAGATATTTATAAAAGAAAACTTCATTATTATGAGTGATATTGATACAAAATGTGTTAATCCTAATGCCCCTACTGAAAAATGCGTTGTTTGTGAGGAAACCATTCATACCTGTGAAAGAGAAAATAGTGTGAATGATAGTTATCTTTGTCCCGTCAAGAGCCATAATAATGGGGTGGAATCTGTTGGTGGCCTTTGGGTTTGTAATGATTGTCAAGATGAATTTCTAACAGATCACAGAAAATGGTATGATAATATTGAAATAAAGTGGTTTCATCCATTCAATTTTGTTGGCATAAAAAAACCAAAGTTTGAACATCCTAGTGATGATCTTTATCAATGGGGCTTTAGCCTCGACTTAACTACCGAAATATATTATTATACTTATGATTGGGGCTATGGCTTTAATTTTCGCGTTTTGGGATTTGGATTTGAAATAGTAAAGGTGGGTAAATGACATTTAAAAAATTTGTTGACAATATTGAGAATATTTATGCGGATCAAGGTGATAAACCTAAGTCTGAACGATTAAGGTATGGTCAAATTATAATGATGGAATTATGGGATGTCTGGCCGAAAAAATACCATGAAATTGCGGGATCAGATAAAGACCCGTTTTATTCTGATATAATCCACAAAAAACCATATGATCTTTTAAGTGAATTGGAAAAAGAATGGCCCGTTTTTCCTGACCAGCGAAATAAACAGAATCATGATGTTCATTCTCCAGAACAAATTAGAATTCAACGACTAGAAAAAAAAGATCAAGAAACTTCAAAATAGTAACAAGAGACACAGAAAAAATCTAGAATTTTATAAGCGTATTGTTAGAGATTTTCCTTGGATTGAGCCTACTTCTCAAACTAGAAAAGAAAATATCGAACTAACAAACGAACTTAGACTAAAAGGCTGGACGATCAAAGGATTAAAACACGATTTGGAATATCTTGACAATCAGATCACAGATGATATGATTACGACTATAGAGCAATCCAATGCTGTTTATGATCCTTTAGTAGCACAAGTGATCAAAATTGTCAAAAATATTAAACGAGGAATTAATTTATATCAAATCAGAAAGGACAAAAATGAATGATTTACCACAAGTATCAGTAATGAGTTTAAAGCCAGAGGATGTATTAGTATTTTCTACTGTGGATAAACTAAGTGCTGAGGTTTATCACAGAGTTGAACAAAAGATTATTCAATGGAAAAAAGATTGTAATATCCATAATAAACATTTACTATTAACCTCAGCAATAGAACTAAAGGTATTAAGACAAGAAGAGGTAGAGTCATGAGTTTTTTAAAGGGCTTTTTAAGCCTATTTGATTGGATGTTTCCGCCCAAAAGTTATCAAGAACTCACTGATGATCTTGACAATAAAATGCAAGACCTATATGATAGGTGCGGCTGGGGCAAATATAATAATCCACTAAAAGGTTATCAAAATGCTGTAGATATAAATAGAGTTTTAGAGGCCGATATTAGTTATTCTATTCATTCAGTATATACTGATGAAAATGGTGATATAGTTAATATATCTGAAAAACCATCATATACTATTGGCGACGATACTGAGAGTCTAAAATGGCAACTACAAAGAATGACTGAGGCTTGTAATAAGCCAGTTATAGACTATAATACTGGTGAGCAACTATGAAAGGCCCGTTGATTTATTACGAGATCAAAGATATGTATGGTAGTGATTTGAGTAGCACCAAACTCGCTACTGAATTACGAAAAAGTATACTTGAAGAAATTGATCTTGGCTTTAATGTTGAGATTGATTTTAAAGATGTCCGCTCATTAAGTAGCGGATGGACACGAAATGCTTTCGGAGTTATTGTAAAAACAAATGGTGAAACCTTTTTTAAGAACCATATTCTGCTGAGTAATATGAGTAAAAGCGTTAGGAAAAGCGTTTTAGAAGAAATTGGGGAGGTGCTGAAAGTATAATGATTATATTTAATGAATTTCTAAAAAAAGTAGACAATACATATAATGATCATTCTTTTGTGTTACGATATGGTCAAATCATAATGAATACTCTATATGAAGTTTGGCCGGAAAAACATAAACAAATTACTGGTGGACAATACGATTGTTTTTATGATGATGGTGCAGTAAAATATACTCTTGATCTTTTAGAAAAGTCGTGGCCCAATGAATAAACAACTATGTGATAATATTATGCTTTTTGGCAATAGTGTGGCTGAATATCTACGAATGGAATACGATCCCGTATACTATGAGAAATTCAATAGTAAAAATCTCCATATGTTTGATTTCATAGGCGGTTATTATATGGGAGGAAATAATGTACCAGATACAGCAAGATATGTCGTGGAATCAATGAACAATGGAAACCTCTGAATCAATAGACGAATTACCTATTTATGGTTTAGAACTTAATGATGGAATTGACGCCCCATTTGCTTATTTGTATCTTGATCTTTTTCCAGAACTCTATGAGGTAGAATAACATGGAATGTGCTACTATAATAAATGATATTAAGCCAATTATAATTGATAATCATATTATTGAAGGATATAGTATATCCAAGGATGGAATAGTTTATTCTCATTATAAACGTACAGTTATGGATGAAAATGGTCGCCGTAATAAAATGATAATAGACTATAATCATCGTAAACCATTAAAAACAAGAGTTATTAGTGGATATTTATCGGTTGAAATAGGTTTTCTGCCAGGAAAATTAGATTATAAATACAGAAAGATGAAAGGCAGCGATAAACAACATAAAACTTGCAGAATTCATCAACTGGTAATGGACGCCTGGAAACCATTTGCCCAATACTTACCCAAAGGTATTTCCAGATCAGACTATAATAAAACGCCAAAGTCTATTCAAGAATTATTGCCAAGATTATTTTTTATTAATCATAAAGATCATAATAAACTTAATAATCATATTGATAACTTAGAAAGAGTAACGCCAAGAGAGAATACTAGAAAAGCCAAAAAACATTACAATGGTAATTTTGCTAATACCAACAATAAACAATGCTAAAACTAAAAAAACAACCCTATAATAGTGTTTGGATTAGTGCTGACTCTCAAAAAGAGTTAGGAGAAACTTTTATTCGCTTTCAAGAATACTATGAAAGTCCTAGCAGAAAATATCGTAATAAAATATTTACGCTTGGAGATATTAAAAATTATTATAGTTTACAATATGGTGCTGATTTGTATACTGATCTATGGATAGGATTTAACTTTCCTAGTTCTGTTTTAATTCCTTTTAAACAAGGATTGTTTGATCCATTGACCTCTCCAGAAGAAGAACTACTTGGATCTCTTAAATATAGACACGATAATTTCTATATTATAGGCGCACAAAATAATAGTACCCTAAGACACGAACTATCTCATGCTCTATATGGTTTTAATACAAAATATAAAAACGAGATAGATAGTCTAATTAAAAAATATCATAAAGATTTTGCTAAAGTTTCACAATATATTCTTAAAAAAGGCTATGACAAGAGTGTGCTAAATGATGAACTTCAAGCATATATTACAGACAATGACGATGAGTTTATACGAAATAATTTAAACCCTAATAGAATCAATGATATATTTTCTATCTATAAGAGGTACAGAAAACATGATACAAAACTGGGATGAACTAGGAGATGAAGAAAAATCTTTTGATGCTTGGTTTGTTCAAAATAATGCTGAGTTATACAAAGAGATTGATGCCAGAATTATAGATTTGCTTAAAACTACATATATGCAGGGATATGCTGCGGGATTTAGTCATAAACAACAAGTTAATGCTATGGAGCAATTACAAAAATGAGTTGGGATGGCAAGTTTAAATATGAGCCTATGAGTCCAGATAAAGTTAAACTTATTATGGACGCATACAAAAACGATTACGTTTATAATTATATAATGGAACTTTATGAATTAATTAATTATCAAAAAGATATTATCAATAAACAGAGAGTTGAAATTATAGCACTAAAACATAAAGAAGCATGGCAAAGATATGATAAAAATAACCCATCCGTAACAAAAACGCTTGACAAACCCAAACGATCTGATACAATGGGTTGTTAACTATGTTTAAGATTAGTGAAATCAAGAGTTGGGCCAAAACTTGGGGATACTCTATAAAAAAAGAGAAGGATGACACAGTTAA